CAGGTATTCTCATCAGCAGGAAGCGGAACACCTGGCGCAACTTGCTCAGTTAATGGGTCAGATTTGATTTATTTTAATGGCTCAACAGATTATGTTGAAGCCTACATTTATGACAACGACGCAGTTGCCAGAAATGTTATGAATGGCGAAAGCAAGAGTTTTTTCTCAGGCGTATGGATTAGGAGTTAATTATGGCACTTTCAATGTATGACAAATTAATCAAAGAGTTTCCAGCATTAAAAGATTCACTTGCATTTTATGACGGGACTATTGTCCTGCAAAATGATGCAGATGATGCAGGAGATTACATTGCCAAATGGGATTACACAGAGTCACTTCCTAAAGGATTTAAAGTCGGCAAGTGAAACCAAGATTATCTAAATCAGTTATCCAATTAAGAGAACAGGCGGACGATGCTTATCCAGATCGAAAGCGTGACTCGGACGGGACAATCGGAGACTCTCGGCACTCAACCCGAAAAAGCGATCATAACCCTGACCCTGATTCAGGGTATGTCAGGGCTATCGATCTCGATGCTGATTTCGACAAACAAGCCTCCACAGCTGCTTACATTGCCGACCAGATTCGAATTGCAGCCAAGTCAGATAAACGAATTGCTTATGTCATCTTTGATCACAAGATTGCAAGCGCTCAAAGCCTCTGGCGCTGGCGCAAATACACCGGAGTCAATCCACACACAAAGCACATCCACGTCAGTTTTACGAAGGCTGGCGACACGGATTCGAAGTTTTTTAACATCCCATTACTAGGAGGAATAGATGAGCCAGGACCTAAAAAAAATGTTAGCAAGTTGGGGCAGAGCCTTTCTAACAGCTGCGCTTGCACTCATAGCTGCGGGCGAGACTGACCCTAAGAATATTGCTTATGCTGGCGCATTGGCAACAATTCCGCCAATCATGCGTTGGTTAAATCCTAAAGATGAAGCGTTCGGTTTGCGGTGAATCCAAGTGATTGGGCAGGGTTTGTCCTTGCCATTGTTTCGACGCTTGCTGTATTTGTTGGCGGTCTGCGTTATTTGGTTCGCGGTTGGCTGTGGACTCTTACGCCAAATGGTGGATCATCTCTCGCTGACCGATTGGCAAGAATAGAGACACGCCAAGAGCAGATGATGGAACTTCTCAAAAAGTAAGGGACACTTATCCACATGGCAAAGAAAGCAACTAAAGACCTAGTTGAGCAAGATTATTCAGCACTTGATGCTTACTGCATAGGGATGTATGAATTTGCTCAAAGTCTAAAGCGAGCAGGTTTCGATGAGGAAACAGTCCTTGGCATTATCGTGGAACGTTCTGCCTATCCTGCTTGGATCTTGCCAGATCCTATCGAGCCAGAACGGTTCGGTGACTATGAGGACGACGACGACTACGAGGACTAAATGACAGTCAAAAGGATCGCTTGGATTTCAGACATCCAGGCACCGTTCTTTCATGAAGCAGCAGTCAAAAATCTAGGCAAGTTTTTAAGGGCTTACAAACCTCACCAAACCATCTGTATTGGTGACGAAATTGATCTACCGCAGCTTGGTGGGTTTGCCCAATCATGGCAAGAGGTAGAAGGCAACATCGATGAGGATCGCAAACTCACTTTAGAGATTCTCCAATATCTTGGCGTTACTGACGTGGTCGGTTCTAATCATGGCGCTCGTGTTTATAAGTCCCTATCGCGCAGATTGCCGGCATTTATGAATCTGCCTGAGCTGCGGTATGACAAGTTTATGGGCTACGACAAGGCCAATATAAAATATCACCCAAACGGTTTTGATTTTGCTCCAGGTTGGCATACCTGCCATGGAGATGCTTTTCCATTATCAAACAAGCCAGGACAAACAGCCCTCAATGGCGCCATGCGTATGGGTAAATCAATCGTGTCAGGACATACCCATAGACTAGGGCTGAGTGCCCATTCCGAGGCCTCTGGAGGCCGATATGGGCGTATTGTGTGGGGAGTTGAGGTTGGCAACCTAGTAGACCTTGCAAGTCCCGGTATGGGGTACACAAAGGGTTATGCAAACTGGCAAATGGGCTTTGTCGTAGGCACATTGCATGGTAAGCGGTTTACGCCGGAACTCATACCAATCGATCCGAAAGATGGATCATTTATCTATCAAGGCAAGCGTTGGGGCTAAATCTTTACCATTTCGTTATATTGATAAACGTGTAATTGTCTGCTAAGTGTGAGACCGTATTCCTGTAGCCAACCCAGGCTACTGAATCGGGAGCAAACAAATGGATCTACAAGTACCAATAATTGTTTTATTACTAGCTGCTAATGTCTTATGGTACATAGTTGGCTGGTCGCAGGGGTTCAATGAAGGTAAGCGCGAAGGTTTAGTAGTTGCCAAAAATTTACGTCGTGCGAGTGAAAATGCGCGCTGATGACATCCTTGACGAAGCAAAAGACCTCATCGCAGACAGAGGTAAAGATTACGGCTTGGCAGCTATCAATCACCTTCGAATCTCCAAATACTGGAGTACCTACCTCGAACGTCACATCGAGCCTCATCAAGTCGCAGTCTGTATGGCACTTGTCAAAATCGCACGCTTACAAGAGACAAGCCTCCACTCAGACAGTTACAAGGACGGCGCAGCATACATTGCGCTCGCTGGACAGATTGCATCAACTGATTGGGATGACCTTGACAGTTATTAAAGCGGCACCTGGAGTTTGGTGCGATTACTGCAAGGTTAGATATGGCACTAATTCCATACTTGGTCAAAAAGCAGCAAGTTACACAGTTTTGAGTAATCACCCAAAAAGCAAAGGGACACGCAGGAATTACTGCAATCAATGCGCGATCGAAGTGCAGACTTGGGCAGATGGCACAGTATGGTCATTACCGGAACAAACCGATTATCTAATGGGACAGGATGAATTACCAGATGGCATTTAATTTAGCAGATTACGAAACCGTCGAAACCAGACTGGAAAAGTTTATTAAGGATTTTCCAGACTTTCGCATAAGCACAGAATTGGAGAGTTTTGCAAATGATCGATTTATTATTAAGGCGTACTTATATAGAACTTTCGCAGATAGCGTGGCGTTTTCAACCGGATACGCTGAGGAGAAGGTTACTGATCGCGGTGTTAATTCAACTTCAGCGCTGGAAAATTGCGAGACTAGCGCGATCGGTCGCGCACTTGCAAACGGAGGTTACGCAGCTAAAGGTAAAAGACCTTCTCAATCCGAAATGATTAAAGTTGAACGATTAACAGCCCAGCAAATTGCTAAGGCCAATGAAGTGCCAAGTTACAAAACAAAAGAGGAAGCACTAGCTGCGGATCCTTGGAGCAAAGAGCCAATCTATGCCGATCCAAATCAACCCATGGCAATTTCAGCAGCTGAGGCCGTTGCCACTATTCAAGATGTATTGGGACTTGCCAATTCTGAGGGTTGTGTTCATGGCGATATGGTTTGGAAAGAAGGCGAAAAGAATGGACGCGCCTGGGGTGGATTTTTCTGCGCTTATGCGCCTAGAACTGGTGAAGCCAAATGCTCGACAGTTTGGTACAAACTTGCATCATCCGGTAAATGGGAACGACAAGCATTGAGGAGTGTGTGATGGGATTTGTAGAAGTAAATATCAATGGGCAATGGATGAACTTGATGTCTATGTCTGTTCATTGCCAGTTATGCAACGATGAAGTCATTATTGCTCATCTTGCAAATATTGAAACCGCTGATGCTCCATTCAATGCCACTTGGACTTGTAAGAAATGTCATTCAGTTAATGGCTAATCATCGCAAAACAAGAGGCTACCGCACTCAAAAAGTGATAGCCGATTACCTGAAACAATGGTGGGAGTATGCAGATACTGCCGGGGCTGGTCGCCAAGGCGAGGACATCCTTAACATTCCTAGTATTTCAATTGAGGTTAAGGCTAGGTCTGATTTTCAGCCTTTAGCCTGGATAAAGCAAGCAGCTACAAATGCCAATGGCAAACTGCCAATAGTCATTATGCGATGCAACGGTCAAGGCGAGGATGCAGGCGAATATCTCTTATTTGGCAAGGTCAAGGACATGATGCCAATTATTGCTAATAAGGCACCCAGTCATGAGATTGTGAGATGCGACCAAGATGGAACATACTTATTCAAAGGAATGGAGTGTCCAACATGCCGATCTATGAATACAAATGTGTCAAATGCCAAATAGCAATGGAGATGGAAAGGTCGATCCATGAGGAGGCTGATCCAATCTGTTGTGGCGAATCTATGCGTCGGGTTTATGGGACTTTTGGCATAACTTTTAAGGGTAAAGGATGGGGACATCAATGACACGCCGACAATTAAACGGGGAACTTGACACGTGCGGTACGCTATCGACGCAGAACCCATCAAGGGTTCAGAGCGACCCGGTGAGCCGGGTAGGTCGCTCGGTGCTAGTGGCTATTGGGATAACTCTGTTTACACCGGCTTACGCTGTTGCACCTGATGAGGTTAATCAATTAACAGCAAAAGAATATGCAGCTGTATTAGTCGATGATGAACAACAAATGAACTGCCTGGATAAACTTTATACAAAAGAATCTAATTGGAGACCAGAGGCAGTTAATGGATCTCATTATGGAATACCACAGGGACGATCTATATATCTAAAGACTGCAACAGTAGAGCAACAAATTATGTGGGGATTGAGATATATCGATAGCAGATATGGATCGCCCTGTGCAGCTTGGTCATTCTTTCAAAAGAATAACTATCATTAATGAATACCGATGATGTAATGATTAAGTGCTCTAGATGTGAGCAAGCAACACCTGAATCAGAGCTGCATGAGGTTCATGCTTGGTGGTTATGTGGAATTTGTTATGATGATGTGTAATGGCTAAGCAATCAGCATTAAGAGATGATGGTAGTACAGCACTCTGGCGCAAGATTCGTAGTAAAGTATTAAAGAGAGATCAGAATACTTGTCAGCGATGTGGCATGGAGGCTACCCATGTAGATCACATCATACCTAGGCGCTTAGGAGGAGATGATTCTATGGATAACCTTCAAGCGTTATGCAAGAGATGTAATTTAGCAAAGGGGGGTGGTTTTTTTGAGAGCACACCGACAC